TTTTTTGGATGCCAAATTACCAATTGAATCAATGACAACAATAAGCTTATCACCTCGTTCAATGCTTTCTAATTGAGCCATCACATCAAATTTGAGTTCTTCAATATTGGTCAATGGACTATGTAACACTCTTTCCATATCAATACCAAATGTCTCAAAGTATTTTACAGGAGTACCAAACTCTGAATCATAAAACAATAACACAGCATCTTTATATTTGTCCATGTATGATTTTGCCATCAATAAACTAAATGCTGTCTTAAAGTGCTTAGAAGGCCCAGCCCACATTGTTAGACCCGGCGTCAGGCCACCATCTAATCGACCAGATAGTGCAACATTGACCATTGGTATTGATGTTGTTACAATATCTTTTTCTGTAAAATATTTGGATTTGGAAAGAATAGAACTCTCTTTGATAGTTGAGTTCTTTTTAAGTTTTTCAAGTATGCTCATTTAGAATGACCTCATAAGTATGATTGTATTATTATACACCTAAATTGTGTTTTATGTCAAGCATAAAATGGTTATTTACCTCAATCATGGGTTTGATTTATGGTGGGGAACATCAAACACAAAAGTAATTCTTGTGCAGCCACCCACATTTTTTGTTCCGTGAGATAACTTATTATTGAACCACAGTAATGTGCCAGGTTCAACTCTATAAGTTTCTCCGCCAACGGTATAGTCGTATGTTCCTTGAATTGATAGGTGATATCTGTCTTTGGAAAGATAGTAAGTGCCTTCATCAATATGTTGTCCAACTTCTGCATCTTTTTCAATAGATATAAATCCACATCGGCAATGGTTATGAAAGTTTCTTTTTAGAAATCTAACAATTTCAGTGTGTCTTTCATAAGCGGGTGTCTTTATATTTATCTCTGAATCTCCAACAAATTCATCAGGTCGTTCTACACCACCAACTATCAATTGTAATACACCAGCTGAAAGATACATATAACCTCGGTCAAGTAATGATTCTTTTCCGTCAAGGTCTTTTTGTGATTCCCAATCATCTGGATATTGTTCAAGTTGTTTCATTATCTTTGAAACATTAATACCTGTTTTTATGACACGAATATTATCCAAAGAAATCCTCCAATGAATTTACTTTTTCAGTTTGCCAACCAACACAATCTAAAATAATTTTAAGTGGGTCAAGGAAAGATTTCTCAAACTGTAATTCATAATCAACAAATTCATTAATACGAAACTCTTTTGGTAAAGTGTTTGTAAATGAAATAACATCTGTTTTAAATATGTTTGGTTCTTTTAGATAGATAAACTTAATCTTTTCACCATCATTAATCTTTTGAAATCTTTTATTAAGTTTCATTTGTTCTATCATGTGATTGAAGACCAATGCACCTCGAACATGAATAGGTGTGCCTTTTGCCCATATTGTTTTACTGTTTGAATATTCTTTGAGACCATTCATTGACCTAGGGAAGGCAATATCTTCAACTCGAAGTGTTTTAAATTCTTGTCTGAATTCTTCAATATAATCTTGTAATTTACTTTCATCACCAGATAATAATATCTTAAGTGATTCTTTAATCTTTTCTCTACAAGCAGCTGGTGTTGAAGATTTAATTGCTTCAAGACCTTGAATCTTCATTTGTGGTTCTGTAAATTGAACACCTTCTGAATTATGAACATTGAGAATATATCTTTTCTTGGCAGTCCAAACTGCTTTGTCAGCCAAGACTTCTCGCTTCATAGTCATCTTTTGACCATATGCGTTAATATATTGTGCAAGGTCAGAATAACTTTTATCAATAAAAGGTTGAATCTTTTCTTCACAAAATTTATCCATGATTTCGATGGCTTTTGTGTTATCAATTTGTTTGCCTTCGTAAATTTTAGATATAAACGGTTCAAGGTTGAGATAAACCGAATCAGTATCCGATGCCAGAACATAGTCCATTCCTTGTGTCTGTAATATTTTATTTAAGAATTCATTTAGTCTTTTTTCAATCCAACGGATTGATAATTGACCAGCAAGTGTGATGCCTTCTGCCTGTCTTATGTCAAAGAAACGGAAGTATTCAGAGCCTAATGCACCGTAAGCTGAGTTTAAACATTCTTTTTTAGTTAATTGTAGATTAGCATAACGAGAAACCAAAGCGCCATAGTCCGCTTTCTCTTGCGGTGTTTTAGCATTTTCATAATCTTGTTTTGCCTTTAACATAGCTGTCTTATACTTCGTTCTATCATTATACATTTTTTCCAAGACTTCTGGTAGAAAACCTTGTTTGTCTTTTCTAAAGAACTGGCCATTTGGTGTCAGTGTATAATCTTTTACTTTTGATAAGTCAATTTCTTTTCGTAAAAGTTTTTCGATTGATATATTAGATGAGATAACATCTCGCATATCTTGTGTATAGTCTTCAGGATTGACAATTGTTTCTGGCGAAATGTTGTATTGCATCATCAAATGTGGATACAGTGAGTTCAAGTCAAACGATGCCACCCAATCAAACATACCGATTTGTGGGTCTTTTACATATGCACCTTCATAAGCAGAACTTTTTCGATTGCCACTTTTTGGTGGTATTGCAATCTTTTTCTTATACAAATAATCGTGTGTGATAGCGTCCCACATTCTTACTTGAGTGAATATGTCATCATAATTTACCTTAGCATCATAAGCAATTGTAAGTGCCATTTCAATCAGTCGGCCTTTTTCATTAAGTTTTTCAACAAGTTCAACATCTCGTATGTTATACTCAATGAATAACTGATAGTTCTTTTTATATAAGTCAAACAGACCTTCATATTCATCATATGCTATCTTTTTACCAACACCTTCTGCTTGTGCAACAGTGTCTAAACGATAGTTTTCTTGGTTTCTGTTTGGTGAAAACCGTCTAAACAATCTCATATAGTCTAGTGTGGCTACACCAGCAATTGTGCCAGTAACCATTGTTCGACCATAGAAAGTATCTTCTCTTGTTGATACTAGATTCCATGGTGATAATTTTTTCATCATGTCTTCACCAGCAATCTTGGTAAAACGATTGATGATATAAGGTATATCAAAACCATAAACATTCCAACCGGTGATTCCGTCTGGATAGTTTTTCTGCCAGAGAAACATAAATGCCTTAATCAAACTATATTCATCAGGACATTTTGTATAACTTACATCGTCACGGTGTTTTTGATAATCGCCTGTGCCAAAGACATAATAAGTTGGTTGATTTGAAAATTTGATTGTAATGGCTGTGATGGGTTCTGATGCTGTTTTAGGTTCAGGAAAACCATTCTCTGAACCAACTTCAATATCAATGTTAGCGATACAAAGGTCTGAATAATTCCAATCTATAATTTCTTCTGGATTATTTTGTGAGATAAAAGGATATTCAAATCTATCGTTGCCGTAGATTTTGAAGTTATTGACATCTTTATATTTTTTTATAAAGTCACGAGCTTCACGAATAGAACCAAACTTCATAGGTTCTACTGGCTCGTTATGTAATGATTTCCATTCTGATTTCTTATTTGATGGAACAAATAGTGTTGGAGAGTAATTTATTTTTTCTCTATGTCTTACTCCGTTTTTAACACCTCGGTAATATATGTTGTTTCCATAAACAAGAACATTAGTAAAGTAATTTCGCATTAAGTCGCTTTTCTAATTGCTTGTAGTTCTTCTGGTGTAGCCATTTGAATGCCTGAACCAAATATCTTACTGTATTGATTCACAACATCTTTGATTGGTGTGGTGATACACAAAACATTATCCATATCAAATTCAATACCCGTTTTAAACTCTTCACTAAATTCTAAAAACGGTGCAAAACCCATCATCGCTTGACCGTCTTTGCCCATTTGTGAATATATCTGAACGGGTTTTTTGATTTTAACTTTGTTTTCTTTTGTGCAATCAACTTGGCCAATGATTGACTGGTTTGTTTTAAATGTAATTATTAAAGTATCCATATGTGTCCATTATAATATATTTAATCTTTATTTGAGGTAATCTTTTCAAGTTGACTTTGATATGTCCTATTTCTTAATTCGGTTGAACTAAATCGGTGAGAACGGCCATTGAATACTATATCAATGTTTCTTTCTACACAAATATTTTTACCCGTAAATTCTTTGTCTCTGTATTCCTCACCAATAATACGAACATTGAGTGGTAAGAACATAAGTAAATCTTCTAAATCTTTTTCCGTTTCATAGACGATAATTTCATCAACATATTTTACGGCAGATAGTTGAACATAGCGCTCAACAATAGATTGAATTGGTTTGCTTTTTAAATCCGGCCTGTCAATAGATGGATTAGTTTGTAAACCACATATGAGATAATCACAATATTGTTTTGCTTCTTCGAGCATCAAAATGTGGCCTGCATGAAGTAAGTCAAATGTAGAGCAGGTAAATCCAACTCCGTTTTTTGGTCTTGTCATCATATAGTAAACTCCAAAAAATAAAGGGAACCGAAGTTCCCTCTATTACTTTTTTTCTTAACAGAAAATGATTACTTGTTCATTACATACATTGTAACTTCGAAGCCAAAACGCATTTCTGTTGCAGCTGGTTTAGTCCACATAGTGTTTCTCCTTGATTAGGTTTTAAAATCTAATCAGCTCAGCAGAGAGTATTTCTACAAAGTCTGCCTTGAGATTCATCAAATAACATAATTTATTTGACGCTACTATATTATACCAAAACTCAGCTAAAAGCAATAGAGAAAATCATTAATTAAAACTAATTAACTGTTTTTTTAGACTTTTTTGTTTCTTTAGTGTCTTCTTCGGTTGTAGCTGTTTGTTCAGCTTCTTGTTGCATAGCAGCAAATTGTGGTTCAGCTTGTTCTTTAATTTTACGAATTAGGTTAAAAACCTCATCAAAGGGGTGTTTACCTAGTGATCTAAGAACGGTGTTAATTTCCTGCACTTCAAGTTCTAATTTTAAAGCCATAGTTATTTTCCTTATTTAATTAAACCAGTTTTATAAACAGTTCTGCCATCTTCTTTCATAGCAGTTAAAGCAAGTTTTCGGTTATCACCGTTTGCTTTATATGAAACATGAACCCAACCAGAATCAGGAATACCCGGTGTATAAAATTCTAAAATGACTTGGTCGAATTCTGTATTTTTTACAATCCATTCTGCCACTTCGGCATTTGGAACTCCCGGCACCTCAATATCAACCGCTTCACCATAACAATGTTGGCTAGTTGGTGTTCCGCCAACAGCTTCATTAAGTTTAGGTCCTCTATAACCAGAATTGATAACTGTTGGACCAAATCGGTCTCTTACAGGTTGAACAACATTTTCAAACAAAGCTTTAGCTGCCGTTAGATGTTGGTCATTTGGAGTGTTATCAATATCCAAACGAAGAGCTGTTTGGCTCTTTGTATATTCTGCTAATGTAAAATTTTTTGATAAGTTCATAATCTTTTTCCTATAAAATAAAGGGGTGATTTCTCACCCCGTTATATTTATTTCTGATTAATAAAGCTATACATCTTCTCAGCTGTTTGAAGAACCATGTCGAGACCTGGATACTGAGGCATATC